ATCTGTGCTTGGCTTGTGGTAGTGGCAATGTTTTCTTGAAGAGTTGGTAGTAAATTATTTTGATTGTTTAGATAATAAGAAGTTGTGTCGTAGTTTGCTTGGGCTTGGAAGGCGTCGCCCTGCGCTGTAGCATAAGCGTCTTGTGCTACAGATAATAATGTCGCCGCCGTCTGGTATGCGTTTAGTTGCTGGTCATATTGAGACTGAGCATCGGCAACTTGTTGGGTCAAGTCTTGAACATTAGCCAATGCTTGTTGATAAGCATTAGTCTTTGTTCCCACTAATAAAGCAGTAAGGGTCTTTGCTTGCTGGGCTGATGTTAGGTCAGACTTGGCAGTGGCAAGATTGGTGGTGGCTGTGGATAGATTACTCTGTGCTGTTTGTTTAGCAGTGGTGGTTGAAGTTAGTTGAGTACTTGCTGTCTGAAGTTTTTGCTGTGCTGTGAGCAAGTCAGAGTGTGCTTGTGAAGTAAGTGCCTTAGCGTTGTTGAGGGCGATGAGGGCGTCGTTGGTGATTTCTATTTGAGTAGTCAGAGACGCGTCGGCAGACGAGAGTTCATCTTTGGCTGTCTGTAATTGTTGCTTGACTAGGTTGAGACTGGTCAGAGACGCGTCAGCGATTTGAGTTGCTGTCGTCAGGTCTTGGTTCTTTTGGTCTAGTTCTGCTTGAGTTGTAGTAACTCTGGCTTTGACATCGGTAGTGTTCTGCTGGGCTTGATTGTACTTAGAGAGGGCTGTGGTTAGGGTGTCTTGGGCTAAGTTATAGGCTTTTAGGTCTGCCTTGGCTGTGGCAATCTTGTCTTCAAGCGTGGCAATGTTGGACTTTACAGACGCTATGGCTGAATCAAGTTTAGTTTTTAGGGCTGGGTCTTTAGGAGATTGTTGACTTAGGGTTGCCAAAGTTGACTTATATTGTGATAGTCTGGTTTCCAACGCAGAGATATCTGCCTCAGATATAGGAGTAGAAGATGCAAATTTCGTTTGACGGTTTTGAACTGGGTAGTTTCCTACTGGGCGTAGCGACGCCTTTTGTTGTAATGCTGATTGTTGGACTTGCTCAGCAAGCGTTCCAAAAGAAGAAGTAGTAGCCAACGCGCTCTGTGCTAAGCAGAGTGGGGTGGAGAAAATAAGCACTGTCAGAATAATCTGCGGTGCTTTTCTCTTTCTTCTATTGTTTTGTAAGCGCTCTCCCTCGCCCTTTAGGGGGCGTAGCACTATGTTTGTTCCTAACTACCTGAAGTTGGTTCTCCAAATTGATTCGCCCACACTAACTCGCGAACATCGTCTAGCAAGGCAAAAGAAGACTCTAGAAGAGCCTCTGCTTGAAGAAGTAAGTCAGCCTTTGAGTGTGGGTAAAGTGGGTCAATCAGACTATCGTGGACTTCGTTGACAACCGCAGTGGCTAGTCGTAGACGACGAAGATTCGCCTCTACCAACAAATTGTATTCATCTAGACCTGCCACTAATCTATTTTACCTCAGAATCTGTGGGTGTTCTTTTAGAGTTATACTATAAAACTTTATGCTTTTCTTATGCTTTTTTGTAGAAGAATACTATAAAACTTTTGATAGATACTATCGAGGTATAACCTTTTTTGAAAATGTATTTTGAGATAGTATCTTGACTTTATCTAGGGTACTGGTACAAATACAAATGTCAAGATACTATCGGCTTTTACAAGTTTTCAAAAAAGATTTCCGATAGCAGGGTAAAAAGTGAAATTCTCGGATACTATCAGCAAAAGTAGTTTTTCAAAAAAGTTTCTTGATAGTATCCCCTATTCAATAGTATTCAATGATTCATTGAATTGAATTCCCTATACGCGTTAAGAGGTGCTCCCATGGGTGGCAGGAAACACAATCCAATGAATAGTTGAATCAAATGAGTTTTTAGATAGAGATGAATAGGAATAGGTGCTAGAGTTTAGTTATGGAAAATAATTCAAAATCAGTCTTCGACTTTCTAGATTTGAGTGAAGACGAAGCAAAAGAAGTGTCGGAAACAATTGCTAAATCTGGAAACAGAGATGGTCGGATTTGTATCTGTGGACACGCGATGGGCTACCACGGTTTTATCGAGGGTCGAGGAGTTTACAAATGTAATGCTCAGAAACAGACTTGTCCTTGTAGAAATCCAAGACCTGTAATCCTAACTAACAACTCAAGAGCCTTTATGAAGAAGACTCACGGTAGTGCTGGTCTACACGCTTTGACTCAGGGGATTGTTTCAGTGACAACTACTGGTGGCTCTGTTGAGTGGACTATCGAAGTCAAGTGCGACAAGTGCGAGGCTGAAGTTCCAGTTGTGCCTTGTCCTGTTACTCAGTCTGGGCAGATTTCAAATGAGGCAACTGGTTGGGACAAACTACTTTGTAGGGATTGTCGAAGTGGTCGATAGCCCTAAAGAACTTGTCTATGAAGTAATCAAGGCGAAGTTAGCCTGTGAACTAAATGACAAGTGGCATAGTCGATTACCTTACATTCACTGGAGCAATGTTGTTCGGAACACTGCCTATGTCTGTTTCGGGGCTAAGGGAGAAGACGGTGAGTATGTCGCTGTCGGGATTTGGTCTAGTCCAGTTGCTCAGAATAGATTCAAGTATGGAAAGCAGATGCTTGAGTTGAGACGAATGGCAATCAGCGATGGCTGTCCTAAGAACACAGCAACTCATATGCTCAGATTTATGCGTCGATGGATTATGGCTAACAAGCCAACTATCGCTATGTTGATTTCCTATCAGGACACAGAGGTTCATCTGGGAACAATCTACAAAGCAGATAACTGGGTCGAGGCTTCATTGAGTCAAGGTTTAGCGTGGACTACTACAACACGAAAGCGTAACAAAGAGCAGAGCCTTGCTCCAAAGATAAGATGGGAATACAAGTTGAAGGATTATGAAGAGGTTGACAAAACCGAAGAGAGTCTATAAACTGGTATAAACAAAATGACACAGGAGATAAAAATGGGACCAACCCCTTTAGAGAAGAAACTTGGGATAGCCAAGAAACTTTGGACTGACGAAGAACTCGTTCAAGAATTCCAAGCCTACAACGAACTACAGATTCAAGAGTATGACGCCAAGTTGGAGTGGGAAGTTGGCGGGTGGCGTATGTTTCCTAATCAAATCGGTGGATTCCGTATGGTCATTGGATTTGACATTGACTCCAGACCACGCTCTTCCGACAACTACGAGATTGACCCAAAGCCAAGACCTTGGAAGATTTGCTACAAGACCAGTTGGGATGCCAAGAACTCTGGGCTAATTGGTGGGTATGAGAAGAACTCTTTTGAGACTCTTGAGCAAGCACGCGAGCAATTCGTGGAGACTGCTATGAAAATTGAAAGAGAGTTTAGAGATGCTGGAGTTACTGAAAGTACTCCTCGCCAAGCAATCTGCGGTAGTTGCCTAAAACTTCACGACTGGGACTCAGAGAACAAAAAGTACTTTGGTATGTGGACTCTAACTCCATATCGCCAGTACGATGATACCTATGACGGTTGTAGAGGTTGGGACTAATGGAAGACCCTGAATTCTTTGAAGAACTTGTAGACGCAGCATTTGATAATGTCGCTGTCGTTTTTGTACCACTAGAAAACGAGACGATACAAATTACTTCTATGTCTGAAATTCCAGTCGAGAAGATGATGAACTTTATGTTGGCTGACAACAACGACAAACTAATTCAGATGTTTGGATTGGTAGAGTTGTGTCTTGTTGACCCTAAAGATTTCAATAAGATTCAACAGGTCAACACCAAAAAGTTTATGAAGTTCGTAGACGACTGGACTCAGAAGAGTTCCGATGAAGCGATGGGAGACCCATTTGAGTAAGCCACATTACAACATTTTGATTGCCACCCCCGGTAGAACGATACACGGTGCTTATGTCAAATGTTTAGTTGAGACCACTAAGTGGTTGAACGACAGAGGCCTAACCTATAAGTTTCTAAACTATGGTTCCTCTCTAGTTTCTCAAGCAAGAGAATGTACTGCCATAGATTCAGATACATCCAACTGGGAGACACACGAGATTGGTTCGGGTAAATATACCTATGACCGAATTGTTTGGATTGACTCTGACATCTCTTGGGGAGCCGAAGCATTTGAGAAACTAATCACAAGTGAGCACGAAATCATTAGTGGTATGTACTACACACAGATTGGCGATATGTCAGTTTCAGTTTCTAAGTTTGCTCCAGATGGAATTAGCCCAATCAACTGTAAAGAATTAGATTTCTTTTTTGATGAAGAGCCAATCGAAGTCTTTGGAGTTGGATTTGGATTTATCTCGATGAAGTCTGGTGTCTTTGAAAGTATGCAACGACCTTGGTTCCGAATCGAAAGAATAGACCACCCCGAAAAGAAAATTACATTAGATATTGGTGAGGACTACTCGTGGTGTATGAACGCAAGACGAGCAGGTATGAAGATTATGCTAGACCCAAGTATCAAGGTTGACCACCACAAGGAAAGCGTATGGCATCTGAAGTAAGAATCTGCGGATTCTGTATGACTGGGCATCATCACAACTGTAAAAAAGAAATAAAGTATTATGACAAAATCTGGCTATGCTATTGCCCGATATGTCATAAGCAAGAAGATGAAGACAAGAGTGATTGATTACACAATCAAACCCATAGCGTCAAAAGACGCAAACGAGATGGTGGTTGAGAACCACTATCTCCACCGTCGCGCATCTACAATGTTTGCGTTTGGCTTATTCGACGGTGAAGAAATGATTGGTTGCGTTATCTATGGAAAGCCAGCATCACCTAGCGTTTGTGTTGGTGTGTGTGGTCCAGACGAATCTAGTCAAGTCTTAGAACTAACTCGTCTTTGGATAAAAGATGGAACTCCAAAGAACACGGAGTCTTATCTCATAGGTCGAACCTTGAGACTGCTACCTAAAGAAAAAGATATAGTAGTTTCTTATGCTGAAATTCAAGCAGGTCATATTGGAATTGTCTATCAAGCAACCAACTGGATTTACACAGGTGTGTCTGACCGCCATGTTGAGTGGAGACTTGATGGTCTAACTGGTTCGCACTCTCGCCATATTTTTGATGAGCACGGTGGAGTGAATGGTGCAAAAGCATACTACGGTGATAGACTTGAAAGACACGAGCGACCCCGAAAGCATCGCTATGTGTATTTCAACTCTTCTTCAAAACAGAGGAAGAAAGAACTGCTGGATAAGTTGAGATACAAAATCCAGCCTTATCCGAAAAGAGAAACAACAATATGAGTTGGTTCAAAAACCCATTCAAGCGGAAGCCTCAGCGTCTCCCAGCCCGCGACCACACTGGTCGTTTCCTAACCAACGGTAAAGGCGAAATGCTTTACAGTGATTCCCCAGCGGAAGAGATTGCTAAGGCAAAAGCAAAAGCGTTGAAGCACGACAAAGAACGAGTAATCGCAAGTATCAATCTCGCAATTGAGAAGAAGAAAAACTCCAACTCCAATCCCAACTGTGGTTGCGATGTCTCTCTGAAGAAGTGTGGCTGCTCGGCAAAACCAGCACCCGCTAAAAAGGCATCTGCTAAAAAGGCACCAGCAAAGTCAACTGAAAAGAAGACCGCTATCAAAAAAGATATTGCTGATGCTCCAGTAGCGAAGAAGAAGCCAACACCAAAAAAGAAGTAGTTTCAAAAACACTTTTCAAAAAAGTCCTCGTAAAATTAGAATCCTTGATTTTACGGGGATTTTTTATTGTTTGTAAATGAAAAAGGTACCCCGGTCACTCACCAGGGGCAAAATTTCGCCCAAAGCAGATTTCGCGGATAGCGTATAGTGAGAACTGTCGGATTCTAGTCCGATGGGTAGAGACAACTTCAAACTGCGAGCGCATCGCAAAGTTATGGGTTGGGCGGTCAGCAGTCTCTCCCCAGACTGGCCGCTCAACTCTTAAACAGAGGACACGATTTATGTCAGACGAACTTGAGAGAGACCCCTTCTCAAAACCTGAGTTGGAATTACCAGATGTCCAAATCGACACCCCTATCAACCTCAGACCTGACCTCAGCCTCCACGGAATCGAAGAGACAGACCGTGGCGTATGTCTAGACACATTTGAAAACAGGCAAGCATTGCGTCGAGCGAAGTTCAACTGGCTTCCTGTCTACGCCCTTAATGGCGTTCCTACTGGTTTGATTCAAGCACTGTCTCCTGAGATGCAATCTCAACAGCGTCTACTTTCTCTTGACGAAAAGGTAGCCATCTTGGTCGAACCTGATGATAAAAATTCTGATTATATAACTGGCTATAACCTAATAGCCGAGTCAGCAGCAGACTACATCGCTCCGCCTTGGGTACTGGGCGCGACACGCGCTTGGGCTAAGCAACAGAACTCGGGCGATTTAGCGCATGGAAAAAAGGAACTCCCTCTTCCTAAACGCTGTAAAGCAATCAAAGATGATGGCATCAGATGTCAACTCTGGTCTGGCGGGCGTGGAGCAGATGACGGTCTATGTCGCGTTCACTTGGGCTCACTAAGGAATAAACCTACCGACTCAGTGGAGCGTGCTCGTTCCCGTTTGACACAAGCCACCCCCTCCGCCGTTGATGTTCTCGAACAACTTATGGACAACGCAGAGTCCGAACCCGTCAAACTCAAAGCGGCCACCGAAATCCTAGACCGTGCTGGTATTCGTGCTGGTATCGACATCAATACCGATGTCACTCTCGATGTCCGCCCTGCTGCCTCAATTATTGCTGAGCGTCTACAACGGTTAGCCACAAACGCAATTGAAGCGCAGCGGCGTTTCCAAGCGACCCAAGAGCCAGAGACAGTTATAGTAGAAGAACAAGTCGAAGACGCAGAGGTAGTAGAAGATGACGCTAAGTGAAGTAATAGACCAGATGGTCGACCTCACTAACGGACTTCACGAAGATGTCAAACAAGCATCTAATCGCGTCGAGCACATCAGACTGACGGCACGGGCAAACGAAGCGGTCAACATTCTTCACGACCTTATGCTTCTCCAGGATGACCGAAACCAGGATACGACAGATGACGAAACCAAAACAGCCGACGGCGAGTGAACTCCGCGAGCGCTTCATAAATAAAGCATTAGAGTACACGGGATACGAATCACCCAACGGCATGGAAAATATCTTTGGCCAGCGTCGGGGTCTAAACGGCAAGCCTTGGAACGGTATCTTTATTGATGTCGTCGCTGGAGAAGCGGGTATCCGTTTACCCGTAGCACACACGGTGTCGACGGTAGCCTTGGGGTTCTACCTGGGTAGGGGTTTTTTCCATGTAAGACCACGGCGAGGAGATATAGTCTTCCTTCAAACCTCAACGGCAAGCGAGTTCGGCTCGCCACATATAGGTATAGTAACGGATACCTCACGGCACGCCACTGACGGTATTATACAAACGGTAGAGGGTATGACGGCAAGCCAAAATCAACGGCAAGCGAAAACCCCAACGGGTGTCTATGTGCGTACCCGTCATCAGTCTGAGGTTATTGGGTATGGTCGCCCAAAATATGTAACGGCAAGCCAATTAGTAGGAAACCTAGACGCCCCAACGGTGAGCACTGCACAAGTGCGTAAAGGTATGAAGCATAAGAGCATCATTCTGGTACAACTTGCGTTGACGCAAGTGACTGGGATTACTCGTTTCCAAAGAGGGCACTTTGATACAAAGACCATACTTGCGTACTCAAAGTTCCAAAGAGACATTGGATATGTTGGCATCTCTGCATCTGGTGATGCTGACTTCAATTCATTGAAACTGTTGGGCGAACTTACTGGGTTCTTCAACGCAAAACAGACATAGCACGAGGCAGCGACATTTATTTTTGACGCATAATTCCTTATGTTATTCCGGGTTCCCAGGGTCCCAGGGAAGTTCGGGAAATCGGGAAATGTAACAAATTCATAACGGCTTATGCTTTTAACTTGACAAACGGCAAAAACGACTTTAGACTATGTCCCATAGTCTAAAGCGAAAAACTGATACATTTCCCCCGGATTCCCAGTAAACATAAGGAATCGACGGCACGGCTAGAATCCTCAAAATTTTTATAATAAACTCTTATGCTTTAGTGCTGCGAACGGAACCCGCACGAACGCGCGGAAACGGCGAGCGCTTTCCTCAACGGCGAGCGGGTTCCCTCTTTTTCCATGTGCATGGAAAAACGGCTAGCCTGGTGAACGGCTTGCGTTATAGACTAAGAACGGCAAGCGATGACGGCGTGCCATGTCGAAGAGAAAGATAACGGATATGGATTTTGAGGACTGGTTGAAGATTGGGTATGACAACGGGTGGGTTGGTGCCCCCGTATGTGACACACATGACGGCGTGCCAATGACGGCAAGCGAAGAGAAAGAATTTGAAGAGGGAGACCCGTGTATCAACATACTGCGTCTGTACTCAACGGTAGAGGAAAAGATGCAGGTAGAAGAGAACCACTCTCCATCTGTTTGGCGTGCAAGTAACCGTGGACTTGGTATCTCAGAACTGGAATAAATTCCCAAAATCACACATCTCGTGATGTTTTATGATAAACCTATGAGACACATTGAGATGCACCTGATAGAAAATAGCAAGGATGTTCAGTCAGCAAATACTGTTGGACTGGAAGTTGACCCTAACGAAACTTGCGAAGAATGTTTCGAGGCTGTTGGCGAGGTAAATGGAACCTTTGTTCCTTTCGTCTTGCTCCTCGATGACGAGGCAGAGTGGGTTGTTTGCGCTGAGTGCGCGAGTCCTGTGCTCTAACTCCTGAGGTCCCTCCACCTGGGCTGCTCTTTTTTCCATGCAGAGATGTTGCATGGAAAAAGCGCAGACCCGGGTTTTTTGCTTCTGACGCGATTCTCTTTTTGCTTATGTTCTTCCGGGATGGGCTTCTCGAAGATTTCGCTGTGAGCGAACAAACTTGACATTGGGAATAATTTACGAAACAATCTAGTTATCAGTAGTATGACAAATGACAAAGGAGACGCAATGTCCACACCAAAGTATCCACACATCAAGGTGACTACCCACCATCGAGCAACTGACCCTATGGCAGTTCTTATGGCAGTGTCGCACGCAATGAAAGACGCTGGGGTTCCGACCTCTGACTGCATCGAGTATCTCGACAATGTCATGGGTATCATTCAGAATAGTGAGACCAATGCAAAGCGAGCAGTCGCTGTAGCAAAGGAATCACTCAAGTGGGTAGCACTCACTGATTAAATGTCAGTGGGTGTCTATACACTCAAAAGAGTCAAGCAACACGCCAAAAAAGATTTTTGGAAATGTACTTGACAAGCGATTGAATCTATGGTTCAATTTCTAATAACAACAAAAAACAGTGTTCTAACTAAGGAGACCAAAACACTATGAACGCAAAGACAGAAAAGGACTGCGCTGGCAAGGCGCTGTACCTAGAGTTCCGCAAGGAGAACTACACCTATCAGGTGATAGTAACTCCACCTGCCATCGATGTCGAGGGCAACTATGTTCCTGCTAGCGTGATGGAACGACGCATTTCGTCGTGGCATCCTCGTCGCAACTGGAACTTCAGTTCGATTCCGACTAACGCAGAGTTCGCTATTCAGCGCACTGCTGTTGGTGGATTCGAGCAACTAGATGTAGAGACTGCTCAACACAAAGGTGCGCAGCACATCAATCGTCTGCTTGCTCGCACACTAGACTCTCTCTTCCACAAGGGTTGGACTTTGTTCCAGCAAGCAGTGGCAGTAGAGACCACTTACAAAGACTTGGAACTAATCAAGTCTGGTAAGACTTCCAATGACCTTGTTCGACGCATCGAGCGTTCACGCAAGTCATTTGGATTCCCAGATGCTTTGTTCGCAGAGCCAGTCGTAGCACCAGTAGCGTAATTAGTTAGGAGACCATACATTATGACTACACCAATCGCAGGAACCCCACAAGCGTGGGTCGCTGACCAAGTTCGTTTCAACGCGAACCTACCTACTCTGCTCAACGCAGTTGTAGGACAGACTCTCAACTCAGTTGTTGCGTCTGACCTTAACCTTGTATTTGACGACAAAACCGGGAAAGCAGTTATTCGCAATCGCGATGGCGCTGCCCCAGCGAGGAACAAGATGAAAGCAGTCGATGCTCTTGAGGGCGAGGCATTTTACTTACGACCAAATGGTCACAAGTATTTCACTCGTGCTTGGGGTCAGCACACTGATGTTGAGGTTGCTCGCAACCAGCGCATCAGCGAGCGCGGAAAATCCATCTTGCTCTATGGCGCACCGGGCACTGGCAAGACTGCTATGTTCGAGGGCGCTTTTGGCGACGAACTAATCACTGTTCTCGGAACTGGCGACACTGAAGTTGGCGACCTTGTTGGTGGCTATGTTCAGACAATCGCTGGTGGATTCGAGTGGGTCGATGGTCCACTTGTCCAAGCAGCAGAGCAGGGTAAAGTCTTGCTCATTGACGAGATTGGTCTGATTGACCCTAAGGTCTTGTCTGTTGTTTATGGCTTGATGGATGGTCGTAAGGAACTCAAAGTAACTGCTAACCCTGAGCGAGCAATCGTAAAGGCGAAAGATGGTTTCTTTGTAGTTGCTGCGACTAACCCTAACGCGCCGGGAGTTGTTCTCTCTGAGGCACTTCTATCTCGTTTCGGAATCCAAGCAGAAATGACAACTGACTGGACACTCGCAACCAAGTTGGGAGTTCCATCACTCGCTGTTACTTGCGCTCAGAACCTTGCAAAAAAGCAGAAGAGCGATGAAGTTTCTTGGGCGCCGCAGATGCGTGAACTCTTGGACTTCAGAGACATTGCTGAAGACCTTGGAACTGAGTGGGCTATCAGCAACTTGATTGCTCAAGCACCTTTCGAGGACAGGGCAATCGTGGCAGATGTCTTCACTCGCGTGTTCGCGATGGAAGTAAAGCCAGCCAAAATCTAGGTCTCCCCTAATCGAGATTTTGGTTGTAACAAGGGGGGAGTGGGTTGACGAAAGTCCCCACTCCCTCTCAAAAAAACTTGGGGAATAAACTTGACAAAACTTTAGTTATACCTAATAATAGATGTAACGACAAAAGAAAGGCGACTCAAATGAGCCACCACACACTTAACTCTCGACCAGTAGGTCGCGTAGATTACGCTTGGCTAGGCGTGAACGCTAGCGTTGGCAAACTTGTCAACCAGTGGTCACTGCGCCAAGACCTAGTAGTCGCGCTCGCCGAAGTCACCACCATTGGCGCACCTGCTTGTTTCAATCCTGCGAGCGCAGAGATTGAAGTATCAATCCCTAAGGCTTTTGGTGCTGGCATCACTCCAGACCAAGTTGGCGAAATGACTCTTCGTAAGAATCAACTCAAGCACGCTGTTGGTGCTGGTGCGATTTACCACGAGGCACTTCACGCTCGCGTATCGCGCTGGTCATTAGAGCAAGCACACAAAGACCTAAGCGCTCGCGAACTCCGATTCATCAACGCGATGGAAGAGTCTCGCATCGAATACTGGGGCTGTGTCTTCCTACCAAAGAATCGTTCACTGCTACGCGCTTGTGCGATTGAAATTGTTATGGATGAACTTGACGAGCAAGCCAAGAATGTTTCCAAGGTTGACGCTGCTGCGTTCCTTGCTCTACTAACTTTGGCTCGCGTTGACGCTGGCGTTCTTGACAAGCGCGACATCGTTGACTCAGTTCAGGAAATCATCTCTGAAGTTTTGAGCGACGAAGTTGTTGCTAAGTTGCGCGAAGTGTGGAAAGACTTCCAGACTCACGACGACCACGCTAACGCTCTTCCACTCTACGACCTAACTCGCGAGTTCCTAAAGATTCTCGACGAGCGCAAGGAAGAGACTGGCGAAGACGAGGGTCAAGAGCCAGAGGGCGGTTGTGAAAAGCCGGGTGGCGAGGGTGGAGAGCCGGGAACTGGAACTGGTAAGGGTCAACCTACACCAGAGCAGATTGAAGAGTTCAAGGACTTCATCGAAAAAGTCAAAGAGGCAGTCAAGGAAAACCAAGAGGCAGTCAATGTTTCTAACCAGACTGAACTCGACGACGAAATCGAAACTGAAGAGCGCAAGGAAGAAGTCGAGGCTCACAACGAGGCTAAGCAAATGCGCGACGAGCGCAAGGACTTGGCTGACAAGGTGTTCAACCAAGACGATGCTATTGGTTCTCATGTTTCTGGTGAGAAGACTCGCTCTCGTCTGATTGACACTCGTCTTCCAACTGGCGAAGAACTTGCTAGCGCGAACAAGATTGCTAACGCTCTGCGTAAAGCAAAATACCGCGAGCGCTCTCAGACTCGTATCGCCAGCGTTGTGCCTCCGGGTCGTCTGCGCTCACGCGCTTTCATTCAGGGTCAAGCACAAAAGGCTCGTGGCATCAACGCACCAGTCGAGGCTTGGCGCACAACCAAGCGCAAGACCACTGAAGACCCAACTCTAAATGTTGGAATCATCGTGGACATCTCTGGTTCGATGAAGTCAGCAATGACTCCAATGGCTATCACTGCTTGGGTTATGAGCGAGGCTGTTCGCCGAGTTCAGGGCAAGGCTGCGATGGTCTACTGTGGTCAAGATGTATTCGCCACTCTAAAGCCGGGAAAGCGTCTGAGCAAGGTTTCGACCTACTCCGCGTCTGACTCAACTGAAGAGTTTGACAAGGCGTTCAAGGCTCTTGATGGTGCGATGAACCTGACTCACGCTGACGGTGCGAAGTTGCTTGTGGTCGTCTCTGACGGACACTACCGCTCTGACCAGAAAGACCACGCTCGCAAGTTGCTACGCGACGCTGACAAGAACGGTGTCGCAATCTTGTGGCTAACTTTCGATGGCAAGGTAAGCGAGCCATCGGACTTGCTCAAGGGAACTGCGGGCAAGGTTGTTGACCTGAAGTCAACGGAGTCGCCAACCACCGCGTCTGCCATCATCGGAGACGCAGCGGCTAAGGCTCTATCGGCTATCGGCTCGCGGGTCTAACGGCTCGCGTAGGGGGTGGGCTTGCGTAAACGGCAAGCCTACCTCTATAATAGAAACACGGTAAGCCTAACGGCTCGCCTAAGAGACAAAGAGACGGCGTGCGTAAACGGCACGCCATAGAGAGATAAAGGAGATTGACGGTGGGTCAGTATCACATTTTAGTAAACCTAGATAAGCAGGAGTGGGTAGACCCTCACGGCTTAGGTCTGGGGTCAAAGCAATACGAACACGCTGGGTTCGAGGCATCGCTAGCAGACGCTATGTATGTTCTAGTTATGTCGAGTCCTGCTGGTGGTGGTGGAGACTTTCCTCACACTGACATTTCAGGTCGTTGGGTTGGAGACAGAGTTGTGATTGTGGGAGACTACACTCACAAAGACGCTATCCCCGGAATCACTGGGGCTGATGCGATTTACTCGTTGGCTCAAGCCCAGTATGGAAACATAACTCCTGAGGTTCGCACTGCTTTCGAGAAGATTTTCAACATTGCCTATGGCACAAAAGAAGTTGGGACTCACACTTTTTGGAGTCGAGTTCTAGCGTAAGAACCAAAGAAGATAAGCCCCTCAGCAATGAGGGGTTTATTTTTTTCCACGCGAGGCGCATGGAAAAAGATAGAACCTGTGAAAATAGGGTTGCCTATTTTTCCATGCAGGATGCTGACGCATCTCGCGCTTCGCGCTCAACGCTTATGCGATAACTTTTGCTGATGGGATACTCCTGTTCTCTCAGGGCGAACAAGAAAGTTCTATAAAAACTATTGACATTAGGAATAAATGTCATACGCTTGTAGTTATAGTTAGTAATGACGAAATGAAGGAGATACAGATGTCATTTAAAACAGAGGGCAACAAGACCACAGTTCTAATGTTCAATGCCTCACAAGGCGAGCGTGGAGAAGAGGGTCGTCGCAAGGGATACAGAATAGATGTATTCCAAGGCACAATGAACGACCTACCAGTTTGGTATGTCGCAGTTCGTTGGGGTCGCGCTGAGCAGTCCCAGAGTTGGTGGCAGGTTCAGGTCAAGGACTTTCAGACTGAACAGCAAGCAATGATTTTTGCGTGGGAGAAATACTACGCAAAGACTGACAAGGGCTACGAAGTCTTCGAGTAAGACACGCCAAAAAATAAACTTGACATTCGGGAATAAATACTGAATAATCATAGTTGTAGTTATTATAGAAGTTCTCTTGAAGGGAGACAAAGTGAAAAATGTAATCAAGGTTATGGTTCAAGATGTTCCAGTAACAATCACAAAGCGTGAGCGCGACTACGAACTGTCTTGGACTGATGGCGTTGCTAACGACTGGCAGGAGTATTACCCACTGCTATCGCTGGCTCTCGCTCGATTCGCCACTCTTGTTGCGTGCGCTGAGGCAGACTGGAACAAGGGATTTGTAACCAGCAACAACGACTTCGTTCTAAACGCAAGTCTCTTCCTAGAAAGCGAGGCACGCTAATGAGCGACCTACGAACCCACCCTTGTCCAACTTGTGATGGGCAGATTCCGAACAACGAAACTCCGGGAGCCTACTCAGGTGCTATCTCACGCAAGGACAACAAGACTGAAATCTGTTCTGCTTGTGGAACGAAAGAGGCGCTCGCGGATTTCTTTGGAGTTAAGGAACATCAACACACTTGGGGAGTCGATAACCTATCTGACGACCACGAAGTAATCTGCTTGGTCTGCCAAGTAGTAAAGGTGGAAGAAGTTATCTGCCCTCAGTGCGACGAGCCAACTACAAAAGAGGCTCTCGCTCAGTGGGAGATGTGCCACGACTGCGACAATCAAATGTGCGCCGAGTGTGGACAGATTGACTGCGACCACGAGTTCTAAAAACTTAGGCGTGTTGGGCTTGACAAATGTCAGCCCAGCGCCCTATACTAAATAAGTAATAATAAAAGTTCTCTTGAAAGGAGACTCGCCTTATGGCAAACTACTACGAATCAGCACGCACCAACTACTTCTTGGTCAAGGACATTGACGCGTTCAAGAAAGAACTTGAAATGGTCAAGTCTCTTGAAGTGTGTGTCGAACACAAGAACCTGAAAGATTATGTCTGCTTACTCGCTGACAGCGAGAGTGGATTTGCTTTCGACTACTACGACGACAGCCTAGAAGATTACATTGAAATCGACTGGGAAGGCATTTTCAAAAAGCACCTACAAGACGACTCAGTGGCAATCATCATTGGCTCTGGTTCTGAGAAACTCCGCTACATTCGTGGATACGCTTTTGCGTTCAACAGCAAGGGCGAGACCAAGTTCCTCAGTCTTGACGACATCTACGAAATGGCTAAGCCTCTTGGCTCAGACATTCAGAAAGCAGAATACTAAGATGGCTGACTTTTACTTCGCCAGTGATGGCTCTTATGGAAGTGCCGAGGGTATGGAAGTCCACGACACTGACAACTGGACTGACGCAATGTGGCAGGAGATTGAAGAGGCGACAGACAATCGTCGCCCATCACTCTCCGACCACTTCGCCGAGAACAAGCACGAACTAGATGGCGACAAGCAGTGCGTCGAGTGTGGTCTTGGTGGCTCTGACTTGCCACCTAAGGACTAAACTCACTCTTGACAGCAAGAGCCACCTACCCTACACTTGTAGGTAGGTGGTTACTTGCTACCAAAACACCACTTTTCAAAGTGATGTAAAATGATTTATAGAAAAAGAAAGAAGGTTTCCGAAATGGAAAAGTTCACAATCGTCGCACAAGTGCGATTCGACATTGAAGATGTCGACCTAGCAAGAGCAAATCGTCAGGCAATGGCATCTATTGCTCTACTAACCAAGGGCGTCAACCCAATGGAAGACGAATACCCCAACCTAAATGCGCCTTATTCAATCGCTGGGGATTACTCAATCCTTGACGAAGATGGCAAAGTCTTGAAAAAGAGTAGCCACGCAGAAGAAGAAGACGCACCAAAAGCAGACTAAACCCTGCCCTAACGAAAGACAAAAAGACAAATGAATCTAGCAATCGCTCTTGGCGACTCGATTCGCGTTATGCGAATGGAAAAAAGTATGACCCTGCGTGACCTAAGCGCTAAGTCACACATCTCGCTGGGCTACCTTTCCGAAGTAGAACGAGGCACGAAAGAAGTGTCCTCCGTTGTTTTGGATTGTGTTGCTCAGGGGCTTGATGTTCCTCTTTATGTAATCATTGAAGAGGCTTCACGCAAGATGCGCGACTCCGAAGAGTTCAACTACATCACACGAAGTGTTGAACTTGACCACATGGAAAAAGTTCTAGTCTGGTAAAGCATAGGAGAAAATGATGAATACATTACTGATGTTGTCCAACGAATCCACTGTTGAAATAAACCTGCTCGCTGAGAGCAAGGAACTATTCGACCTAATCAAAAAGAACACACCTTACGCCGAACTTCTGGCTTGGGTGAACGAGAACTTCTAGTTCTCTCACAGCGAACAAGAAACTTTGACATTTCGGAATAAAATGTCTTTGTATCGTGTTATAGTTTATGTATCAAGCAAATGCGAGATACAGGGTCTCAAAAGGCGTTATCAAGTTGTTATCTAATAAACTTGACAAATGTCAGAGGGATACCCTAAGGTAGTAAGTATCAGGTCAAAAGATTTGATAAATGACACAATGACTAGAAAGAGGTGAGGTCAATGGCAAAAGCGCTGACCCCAACTATCAAAGGCAAGACAGTCGAACTTGGTTTCGACGCTGAGGCACGCGAGGCTCTACGAGTCTTCAAGGAGTCTCTACAAATCAAGAAAGACGCTGACAAGGCTAAGGCTGAGGCAGAGGCTGTTCTTCGTGCAAAACTAGGCGACGCCGAGTTCGCAACTATCAGTGGCTCAATCAACTTCAAGATTGCTAAGGTCTCGAAGATGAACCCTGACCTTGCTAAGTTGCTCGCAGAGTTTCCTGCGGTCTACGAGGCGATTATGGTCGACGGCTCTTACGACTTCATCAAGACCGTCAACTAGCACACAGACTTGACGGGTGCGGTGTCCCCAAACACACCGCCTCGTCAACCTGCTGGTTATGAGTGATAACAAGTAACCGCTACGGTAGCCCGTAGCGACCAGCACGGCGAGTCGTATCCGATTCAATCCCCCCATTGCCTAACGGATACGGCTCGCCTCCATAAGCACCCCCCAACTTACCTAATGTGGTAGGTCGGGGGGTTCTTACTTTAACGGCTAGCCCTTGACGGACAAACGGCAAGCGCAAACGGCAAGCGTGTAATAGATAAATCTTTATGCCCTAACGGATAAGCCCCGAAGAGATTGACGGGTCGTGTTTATAGGAGAGGTGGGTAAATGCCAACGGTAAGCATCTGAGGAGAAATGGAAGAGAGGAAAAGCGTAAGGAGATGCAGAGGGAAAAATAGGGAGGTAGGTCTTTCCATGCAGATGCGAAGAGGAGAAAGACGAGATGCAGGAAGCGAAGGCGCATGGGGGAAAAGCATAAGAGATAAAGGAAAAGATGCAGAGGAACAAATCACATTGCGAGGAAGAAAGTTATTCGCGTCTGAGGCAAAGTTTTTCGCAAGATGCGTGCATGGAAAAACATGGGACTTGACTTTTTTGGATTTCTGTTTTTTGGATTTCTTTGATTTCTTTTTTCGAGTCGAACTTTCTTATGTTTTATTTTTGTCATCTGAGTCATCAAATCTTGTTCGCTCAGAGCAAACAAATAAATCTAATGTATTAGGAAGAAAATGTCTGTCCACTAGGTTATTATTTATGTAGGCAATGGGAGGTGATTATTATGAAAACAAAAGTCTGGATTCACAACAGATTTGATGGCTCTAACAAAGTCATTGAGTTTGATGATTTCTGGGTTGCTCGTCAGTGGGTTGAGAACTTCAACTCAGACTGCGACCTACCATTCCACGCTTCAATAGAGGCAGAGTGAACCTGCGACCTGAGCAAGTCCTAAAACTGCTCACACACAAAACTACATAGGAGACAAAGTGCCAAAAAGAAAACTAGAACTCGACAGAGAAGTTATCGACTACACATTGGAGATTCTCGCAGAGATTCTTCACGCAAGTCAGCAGATTGAAGAAATCGCAAAACAGCGTGGGAAAAAAGTTCCAAAGAAGTTCGAGCGCAAAGTCGGAAAAGTTCTGATTGCCCACATGATGTTGAGCAAAGCAAATCGAGAAGTCGAAGTTGCTGAACTTGAAGAAATGTTCAATCGAGAATAAAACTGAAAAAAGAAATGCACCTCAGGGAACTGAGGTGTATTTTTTTATCTTTTTTAGTGGGTTGCCAATCTTTCCATGCGCTTCCCTTTTAGCCTCCGGGGCATGGAAAAACACACCACCCCGGTCTGCATCTTCTTCCTCAAAAAACTTTGCTGAAATGCTTGACAAAAGACTTGCGTTTGGTATCCTTGCTATGTGGGTTGATTGACTCACGCTTTCGATTGGAGATTGAAATGGAAATCAAGTTCGTAGTTCGTAGATTCTTTGCTGGGTTACTGACGCTACCTTTTGCGCTCGCGGGATACTTTGTCGCATACGCGTTGTTGGTAATGCTAGGCACAGGTCCTATTGGTTCGTGGCGAGACCCTGTTGCCAACTTCCCACTCATCTCGTTTGTGTGGATGTTGTTCTGGGTGTTCCTGCCTATCATCTGGCGTTTCGCTGGGGCAGAGGGACAGAGCGTAAAGAAGTAGAAAAAGTTTTACGACACGCCTTGACAAATGTCGGGGCGTTGTCGTATACTTTATCTTGTTGGAACTTTTATTTTAGGAGATGATGCAAATGACCAACTTTTCACCTGCGAGCGAGCGCCAAGTCTCGTTCCTACAATCACTACTCGCCGAGCGCGACAACGCTCTCGTAGTCGAGTTCGCGGGGCTTACCTCAAAGCAAGCCTCAGAGTTCATTGGAACTCTCATCAACGCACCTAAGCGTGTCGCTGGCGTTCGCGCTGACTTCCCTGTCCTTGAAGGTATGTATCGCGACAACGCGGGAATCATCTACAAGGTTCAGGCATCACGCGAGACAGGTCGCCTCTACGCCAAGCACCTCGATGTCGCCGAGCGCAAGTTCGAGTTCGAGGCTGGGGCTATGCGCCACCTCACCGCCGAGATGCGTATGACCATTGCCGAGGCTAAGGCTTTCGGTGTTGAATACGGTTTCTGCGTTGTGTGCGGTAAGTTCCTTACCGACGCTCGTTCCGTTGCTGACGGAATCGGTCCTGTCTGTGCGAGGAAAGTCTAATGGGCGCGACACGGACAGAGCCGAAGTCGGTCTGCTGTAACGCCGACTACCTTTGGTTGCGGTGCGACGAGTGCGACGAGTCGGTCAACGAGGGCGAGGGACACGACTTCGCCACCTGCTCTTCGTGCGGTGCTGACATAGACGACTAACGGCACGGATAAGCCCCCGCTGGATAACGGCGGGGGTTTTCTTTTACCCTGACGGCTGGCACGGAACACGGTTCGCTTGTTCTGACGGCTGGGCTTGTATAGACAGACGGCTAAGGGTTGACGGCTGGCTTGTATAAGCAAACGGCAAGTCCTAACGGCTTGGGTTTTATCGGTATGTAGGTAAGCACACCCAAGCCCAACGGTGAGTGTTTTTTGAGTGGTATGTATGTAGGCGTGGAAACCATTGACGGTGACTCTTTTTGGAAGGAATCGTAGATGGAAGCAAATGCAGTGGAAGGTGCGAAAAGCATAAGAAGGCTCATCAAAAGCATAAGAGGCTGTGAAGAAGCGAAAAAGAGGGAAGGTTTGATGAGTTCAGAAGAAAAAGTGTGGGAAATCAAATCAGGTTGGCTGTTTTTCCTTGTTTTGCAGAAAGAAAGAGTTTTCCTGCTGAGGAAGACGCATGGAAAATTTAAGGACTTGACTTTTATGCACGCATCAGGATTTCTAAAACTTATGAACTTCTGAGGAAAAAGTCTTTCTTCTGAGGCAATGTGCGTTGTAAAACGCGTTGAAGGTAGGCTTTGCAGAGCCTTTCTGGGTCGAAAACCTGAAGAGTGGGCTATTCCTCGCTAAAACTTGACTTTCTGAGGAAAATGTGTGGGAACTTTTTTCTGGAAAATGCAGAGGAAGCAAACAGGTGGCCAGTTTTTCCATGCGCCTTATGTTTTATTTATTCAGTTTGGGACCTCAGGCATCAGAACTTTCTTGTTTTTCTGACGAGGAAGCAGGTTCGCGAAGGCTCATCTGCAAATAAAAACATAAAGACTATGTAATAACGCAACCAGGTCATCACGCTTCTCTGCATTTGTCAAGTTTTTTTGCAGGTTTGTCCCAATGTGTATAGTTTTTCGCGATTTCTTTACAGATTCCTCATCAGGTCGAACAAGTGTTCGAGAAGCAGGACTCCTCTGCTGACCGGGTGGCCGATTTTTCCATGCTGGGAGGTTGGCTATTGGGCTTGACTTTCTCCTCATCACTTCGTATGCTGGGACTATGAAAAAACTATTAGTGCTTCAGGGTCTCCCGGCTTCAGGCAAATCGACTCATGCAAAGGAACTCCTCGCGCTCGCCGAGGAAGGAACAGCCTTGCGTATCAACAATGACGAACTGAGTCTGATGTTGCATGGAAGAACCTTTACCCCCGGCGATTCAAAGGCTTCTCAGTTGTTAGGAAAGATTCGGGCTGAGATTATTCGCAATGCGTTCAGGCTGGGGTATCAGTTGGTCATCGTTGATAACACCAATCTTTCTCCGAAGACTTTCAAATCTTTACAGCGTATCGCCGAAGATTGCGAAGCCGAGTTTGAGTGCGACAATTCTTTCTTGGCTGTTCCGATTGAAGAGTGTCTTCGCCGAAACGCAATGCGAGAGAATCCCGTGCCAGAAAAAGTTATTTGGGAAATGGCAAAACTAATTCGGGAATAAACTTGACAAAGTTCTAGTTGTATGATTTAGTATAAGTAGTATCTCTTGAAAGGAGACCAAAGTGATTGACTTCACAAACATCAACATCGTTGCTGGGTTAGTTGGACTGAACCAGAACAACACCGAAACCTGCCCTAAGTGCGAGAGCATTATCAACGCCGACAATCCACTCATCGACGCCGAGCGTTATTGGGTCAATGACTTTACTGGCTACTGCCTAGATTGCTACGACCCAACTCCGTTATAAACAAACTTGACAAAGATGTCGTAGGTATGCTTTACTATACAAGTATCTCTTGAAAGGAGAAACCAATGAAACTAACAATCGAACACAATGACGCGGGACAGAGAGTAGTAGGGGGCGTTCCTTACACCAAACTAACTCCGTCAGACCTCATTACTTACTGGGGAGCAATCGTAGGCTCGAACTCCGATGGCGACCTTGCTGTCTGGGATGGAGAGGCAGATGTAATTCACATCTTCAACGCTAACGCCGATGGGACTTACGACTACTCCACCGACATTGAAGAAGACCTAGCAGGGCGAGACCTCGCCTTTGTGATGGAACTAACCGAACAACTATTCATCTAAGGAGACACCGATGAAATACAACCTATACGCACCAGAGAGAAACTTCTCCGCTGTTCCAGACCTAGAACTTGTAAAGGTATCTGGCGACGACAGGGACAGAAGTGTTCACTTCCTATGGCGTGGCACTAAGCAATGGCTCGCTATGAGCAAGGACAACTACCTTGGCGATAACTGCTGGCTTGTTACCGAAACCGATTACACCGAAGAATTCGCCGACTTCCTTGACGAAGAGTTGGGTGGATACGACAGCCTCGAAAGCACATTTGAGTTGTCGGACCTATTTCCAGCACACCGAGAGATTGAGTTTGAGGTGAATAACTAATGCCGAAAGTTTATAAAGTAGGACTCGTGTTCAACTTTGAGCCAGAGGGCGAGCACGCCGACATCTTCGAGGGCATGGACAAGACTGAGGAACAACTCATCGTGTTAATGAAGAACCTCGTATGTGAGGACATCGATAGGTATGTGAAATACAACGAGGTCTTTGAGGGATTGTCAGTAGAGATTGTTGAGGTGAAAGACTAATGCCGAAAACTCTTTACGAAATCTGCGAGGACATTTATTCGCGGAAAGGTCAGAGTGCCGTTTACGACTACATCAACGAGAATCACCCTGAGGTAAAGTGGCTTTGGTGTGAGCCTTGTGAGGCTAACTCACCAGCAGACCCTACCGACCAAAAGACTTGCCTCGTCTGTGGCTCTCTACTAAACGAGAGTGCCAAAGATGATTCTGCCGATTGGTTGTAATCTCCACAACTGAACGAATCAGACCCCGTGCTAGAAATAGTGCGGGGTTTGTTTTTTTTTTGCAATGCGGGGCATGGAAAAACATGGGACCCGGTATTTTGGAAGCCTGGGGCCTGGGTGAAAAGCATAAGCATAAGTTTTAGCACTCTCCGCCTTCGAGTGCTAACGCCGAAGATAACAAGAAGATAACAACGAAGATAACGAAAAAGTTATGAAAATAAACTTGACATTTGTCGAAGGCAACCTGTAAGATTGATAATGTAGTGAAGACAACGCTACAAGGAGAGACAAAATGACTAAGAACGCATTGGTTATAAACAGCGAACTCAAGGAAGACCAAATGTCCGCTTGGGTAGATGTTCAGGTTAAGGCAATCGACATTGCCGAGAACGACAAGGAACTAGAAAACTTACAGCGTGAAGTTGGTGGTTGGGTTCAGATGGTAGAACTATCACCGACTATTACTATGTGGTGTAACGAAGAGGGCAAACTGATTGGTCTGCCTCTCAACTACGCAGCAACTCGTATCTGGACTAAGGTCTTTGGATACACCGACGCAATCATGGGTCAGGTTGTATTCACAGGTGGTTCAGACGACGATGGCGAAACTCTTCCTCTATCAAAAGAAGACGAGCAGGTAATCTTAGGCTGGGTGAAGTAATGAGAGTAGTCATCTTCCTACTCGGAGTTATGTGTTTCATTGCCAATCTCCGTGTTGGCGACAAACTCGGGCACGCAATCGTATTCGGAGAGGACACGACTTCACTCTGGGCATTGTTCGTGGCTTACCTTGCTGGAACGATTGGCTGTGTCATTGGATTCTTTGCCGTAAAAAAGTAAAACCAAACAAAAAAGATTCCGCGTCTTTCGAGATGCGGGATTTTTTTTATTTTGATTGACCTGGGCGGCTAATTTTTCCATGCGCCTCGCTTTGCTATTTGATTTGCTTCTGGGACTTTTTATGTTATAGTTATGCTTCGAGAGGAGAAATAATGATGAACTTACTTATAGATGACCTGCGGAACTTTGTGAAAGCACCGAAAGGCTTGGTTGTATGCCGTAATAGTGAAGACGCACTCGCCGAACTGCGTAAGGAAGATGCCATCTTCACGACAATTTGGCTTGACCATGACTTAGGGGGGGAAGACACAATAAACCCCGTCATCGACTATCTCTGTGAAAGAAGCGTCTGGGAGGACCCCGTGCGTGTGCTCACTATTTATGTGCACACAAGCAACCCCGTTGGTGCGAGCCAAATGATGCAAACCCTAGCGAAGTATGGGTATTCTGTCGTCAGAGTCAATGCCGATAACTATTTCATAGTGTAAAAGTGAGTCCCTCATCGCTGATGGGGGATTTCTTTTTTTATCTAGTCCCGCGTGCATGGAAGATTCGGCCACCCGTTTTTCTGATGCATGAGTCTGCTTCTTATGCTTTTTGGGAGGAACGCCGATGCCCAGAAAAAGAAATAAAAAAACTTTTTGATTTGGGAAGAAAAAGTATTGACTATGTGTTATAGTAGTTATGTAGGAAAACTACAAAACGACAAAAGGAGAAAAACAATGAAACAAATTATCGTTTCACTATCAACAAGAACCGACACCTACAAGACCAATGTAGATTTCGCCGACAAAGCAAATCTGCTAGGAGTTGCTATCGCACTAATCAAGGAAGACCAAGGTATCGACCTTACCTACCAGCCATTAGTTAACTACTCAATTATCAAAGGCTAAATGTCTGAGGTTGGTTATAGCATCAAAGAGTCATACAAAAAAGGAGATAAAACTATGACTAAGCAATACAGCGTTTCACTAACTACCAGCACCACTACTTACATCACAACTGTAAGTAGCGACACCGATACCCCAGACGACTACGACCTAGCGATGCTAGCCGTATCTCGTATCTACGATGAAGATGGTTTCGACCTGACTCATCTTCGTTGGGAAATCCAAGTAGAAGAGGTTGGCTAATGAGTGCTACCGATTACAATGACCTAAGCCGACACATAGGACACGATGTAGTAGTTGTGACCTATGCCGAAGTCAATGTGGCTATCGAGTGTGAGAACTGCTCGGAAGTTCTACTTGACTTTGACAAAAGCGAGTGCGAGATTCACACTTGGGTTCTACAAATGAACATCGCAAACACACCTACGCGGAACTACTGCGAAGAGTGCGGGGCAACTGAACCTGCTGACCCAGACGACATCGCTGAACAGCACCGACTACTTGCTGAACTAGACGCAAGTGTCGGAAGACACCCTGCGGGGAAAGGAAAGAAAAATGACTAACGCCGAAAAGTTAGCACCAGAGTTTTATGTCTGGGAGAACGACCACGAAGAAGTTTGGGGAGTCAAAGAGAATCCTTTCTTCGTAGTGCGAAATGGCGAGATGCGAATCATCGTCAAGAGTGCCGATGGGTCAAACGAGATAATCAGATACACCGACGCACTACAAAAGTTCGGCATCACCAATGATAAAGAACTCGAAGAGTGGGCTAAGAAGAGTGAAGAAGATTTCTCAGTTGTGAATAATCCTTGGTTTGAGATTTGGTCTGTGAAAGACACCGAGTTTTTCTCAGAGCCTTTCTTCGACCTAAAGGAAGCCATCGCTCAAGCCGAAGTCATGCTCCAAGAGTATCCAACAGGCGTCGTCGCCGATTAGTTAGAACTAAAAAGAAAGCCCATGCTGAAGAGCATGGGTTTTTCTTATGCTTTTCCAGGAGCCAGGGACCCTGGCGGCTAGTTTTTCCATGCTTCGCGGGTTTGCTTCTGCTTCTGTTATTGTTGATTCATGCCTGAACTCAACACTGCATCTCCTCTCAAACTGCTTGATGCTGAAGAAAACAGGATTTCCTTTCTTTATTTGCTTGAGGGAGGGGACTTTGATAGACGAGTCGTGCTTGTATCCTCTGTATCAACACCGAACTACGAGGAAACATCTGTGTTCCTCTGCTCAGATTGGGAGGGAGTCGAGGCTGATTGGGGTAATGCCTTAGCGAAGATTTATTATGTGGATACCGAAGACGCACTAAATAAAATTGGATACACAACAAAAGTCAAACTTGACACGGAAAAACAATAGACCCTATTATTGAGTCAGAAGACAGAACGACGAAAGGAACACCGATGGGCACAACTGTTCATGGACTGAAGCCAAAGCACCAAGTGGGCGAAGAGTTTGGTAGAAATGTGTGGGGCTGGAAGCCTTTGATGGATTACATCTCAGAAAAACACCCTCGCTTCGAGAAGTTGGTTGATAAAAACCGACTAACTGAACTGCAAGCAAGCAAGATTGCTGACGCATTGTTCGATGATTTGGCATCTGGGGTTGCAAAAACATACACCGATGGGTTTGAGAAGCACCAAGCAAACTTAGAAGAAGTCAAATGTGGCATCTGCGATGGGACTGGCATCAGAACTGATGAAGTAGGCATGGAAAAAGGGATGACCGACTTATCATTAGACCCCCGCCTCGCTCAGCAACTGGGAAGAAAAAGAGGCTGGTGCAATGGGTGCTTTGGAAAAGGTACGCACAAAACTACCGAAAGTGCTTATTACTTGGAACTGGTTGATTTACAAGAGTTCGCCGAGTTCCTGAAGAACTGTGGTGGGGCAAAGATTTCCTAAGAATCTTTTGTAATGTACTTGACAAACTAAAATGTCATAGGTACGCTATAACCTATAGACACATTCAAATCAACGAATAGGAGAACCCAAAATGGGAATGGATGTTATTGGTAAGAACCCGACTATACCTGTTGGTGAATACTTTCGCCGTAATGTGTGGGGTTGGCGACCACTCTGGGACTACTGCTTAGAAACCTTTGAGATTTCTAATACAGTCGAAGGACACTACAACAATGGTGATGGGCTAAGCAACAAAGGTGCTCTTCTACTGGCAAAGCAGATTCGTGAATCACTTGCTACTGGAGATGCCGAACGCTACATCAACGAGCGTAATGCTAACCTTGCTCAACTTGAGCGACCTACTTGCGACTTGTGTGCTGGTACTGGTATTCGTACCGATGAAGTTGGTGTTCAGATGGGTATGCCTGATAGAGAACTATCTCCTGAGATGGCATCGCTTACTGGTCGCACGCACGGATTCTGTAATGCCTGTTCAGGTGAGGGTAAGAAAGACCACTGGGACACCAACTATCAACTTGACCTAGACGACATAAAAGAGTTTGCCGAGTTCCTTGAGAACTGCGGTGGATTTCAGATTTGCTAAAAGATGGAGAATAAAATGAAAGCAAAGACAAAAACACAAATGAATACCGATGCTTGGCTTTGGTTTATCGCAAGATACAACAAGATGGGCTATAAGTCACTAAATCAGTTCGCGATTGCAACTGGACTACAAAAATCAAGCCTCAGCAGATACTTCCACAAGCAGAGGCAAATGCCGTCAGGAATGATGTCAAAGATGTGCCAACACCTAAAAGTAACTCCAAATGAGTTAATGAAAGCACTTGGCGAGTGGGACTAAGTTCCGCTAACTAAAAGCAAAAACACCTGAGCCAAGTGCCAAAACTGGCTCATTACTTATACACTGAACATTAACGAGTGTAAAATAGTAAGATAACTAAATAGGTATTGGGAGAACCAAAACAAACAACGACCCTAGAACTAAACGAATGTGAAAGGTAGGTCGCCTAATGAAATGGTTGCTAGCAATAACGATGGCTACTATGTTGGCAGGATGTTCAGCATCCTCCGCGATAGCAAGTCAGTTAGCAAATGAAGGAATGACGAGGAGTGTGGAAACTCAACAAATCGTCATACCGAAGAAACAACAAGCGGTATTTTCGCTTATTCAAAACAAGAAAGTTTTGACTTGGATAGAAAAGCAAAATAACCGCAACAAAAAAATAATCAACAACAAAGCAAGAATCATCAAAGTTGTAAAGGCTTTGAAGAATAGAGTTGGGAGAACACCTTATGTGTTTGCTGGCTCTTCTATCTACGGATGGGATTGCTCTGGCTTGGTTAGATGGGCTTACTTAGAGTTGGGTGTAGAACTAGAGCACTCCGCTACAAAGCAAGCACATTCAGGCAAACGAGTCAAGACTCCAAAAATCGGAGACATCGTTGCTTTTGGTTGGAAAGGCTATTCTGGCTTTTACCACTCCGCTATCTACATCGGCAATGGCAAAGTCGTCAATGCTAATCGTGGATTCAAAGGAACATACATCCAATCACTCAAAGATTACAAAAGTAGTCGCATAGTTTATGTGCGTATCTTAGATACGCCGTAATAGACAAAAGAGAGTCCCCGTCAGAAATGGCGGGGATTTTTCTTATGCAATAGAAAGACCAGGGTGGCCAGTTTTTCCATTCACCTGAGTCTTCAGATGTAGGATTATTTTGCTCAGCCGATTGAGAAAAGAGAACTCCTCGCCGTCTTTACGACACGGGGAGTTTTCTACTTGACAATGTCGGTGGGTGGGAGTACTATTTAGGTATCAGACAAAACTACGAAAGGAATCTGATGAAAACAATGATTGTATGTACTGGTTTGGGCTTAGCCTGTGTTGGCGTTGCCTTTGCTGTCAAGGCTGGGCTGATTGTGCTTACCGCTACTCAACTGTTCGCTCTCGCTGGCTCAATGATGTTGATTGTTGGTGGAGTTGCTGGGATTGTCGAAATCTACAACAACCGACCAATGCGTTTTCGCAAGACCCGCCGAGGCAGGAACTAACTAAAAGATTGGCAGATGCATGAGGGAAACCTCGCGTCTGCTGATTTTTTTGCTGTGCGAGTGAATGGAAAAATCAGCCGCCGGGAATAAAAATGCTTCAAATGCAGTTGACATTACTGCAAACATCGTATAAGTTATACATAGAACCACAAACGACAAAAGACAGAGGACAGAAATGACCACTCCAGTAATTATTGACACAGAGATTGCCGAGACTACCAAAGCCATCGAGGAAAAGGTATTCCGCCTATCAAGTCTTCGACGCACCATAACTTCTTACGGGACTATGTCCTACTACGCTTCTCGCGTCGAGGAGAAAGAGATTGAAATCACCAAGGTCGAGACTGCGCTCGCGGAACTCAAGGAAAAACTGGCAACCCTAAATGGTTTCTACACAGGTTGGTCCCGTGCCTTCCTTGTTCGCAACAGCAATGGGCACATTCACAAGAGCCGTTCATGTACAACCTGCTTCGACAGCACCAACTATGTGTGGCTTACCGAGATGTCAGGTCGCGATGAACTTGAGATTGCGTACCTCGCTGGTGAAAAGGCTTGTACTATTTGCTACGCACACGCACCATCTGCTTACTTCCTACGCGAGTGTGGGCTGGAAGACCCAGAGGTAGTTGAGGCTCGTCAAATCCGTCAGGCTCGTAAAGCCGAGATTGAGGCAAAGCGTCAGAAGACTGGTATCTGGAATCCAGATGGAACTCCACTAAAGGTATTCGAGTATGGTTTCCAGACCTACAAGAGTGAAATCAAAGCAGAACGAACTGCTCAGTCCGTTGCGGTCAACCTGCTTGTTGGGGTTCAGAGTATGAGCCGACAGCCACGAGAGATTGAGCGTAGCAATGAGTCAATCGAGACCATCTTGATTGCCTTGGCTCACAAGCGAGGAACTTCAGTCGAGGAACAGCGTGCTTTGATTCAAATCAAAGCCGATGCTCAAATCAAAATCAACAAGCGTCAGCAAGAGAAATGGCTCGCCGAACATCCAGAGTACGCTAAGTAGGAGCACTTCATCGCAAGATGGGGTGCATCTACCTGGGTTATAATAATTTCCATACACTACGCCACCGAAAGGAACAAAATGGCTGAACCAACAACCCCAAGCGCGGGCACACCTGCTGAGAAAAACTTCACACAGATGAGTGCTCAGGAATTTGCTGACCTGATTCGTAAAGAGGGCGACAACTACATTGCTCAGACTGAGAACGGGGACATCGACCCTGCTCAGTATCTAGATGCTGAAAAGTTTACTCCAGACCGAATGTTTAGTCTCTACTTTGCTTTTGACTACTTCACTCGCACAGAGCACGGAGAAAAATCAAACTTGTCTCCTGTAAATGAAAAACCAGAGTACAACGACCTTTATGCTCTATTACATAGTACAATTGAACAAGCAACCGACATGAACCTATTCGGAGCAGAGTACCTACTCAAGTTGTAATAACAAATGATTGGAAAGACAAAATGACAGCAGTAAATAGATTCCTTTACCGAGCACTACGCCGACTAAGCGCGTGGGCTTTCAGTCTTGCTCATGGACTTCAGTGGCTATCACTCAAGGCTTATGACAAGAGCAACTATGGGGCACATCGGGCAAACAAAACACGCCAAAAGAAATACTTGACAAATGGTATAGGTTATGTCTATGATTATCTTGTTGGAAAAATCCAACAAATAAAAGCCGAAAGGACAAAGTAGTGCCAGAGACAATGATTGGATTCACCAACGAAGAACTAACTTTTGCCACTTCATTGGTTGAGTTCGCAAGAACCAAACTTCAGGAACGCCATGACGAGAGCCACTCAGGTGTAGACCAGTTGCTCATCAATGGTTGGCTCATCTCAACCAGCGAACTGCTAACTAAGTTTGAAGAGAATGCTCCTAAGCCACAACCTGTGGTTTACGATGAGGACTTGCCAGAACCACCAGAGGCATAATACGCCGACAGACGACACCCCCTTGGGTCTATGACCTAGGGGGGTTTTCTGTTATGGTTGGAAAGTCAAATGGATTGAGGTGAATTATGGATTGGATTGGTTATGTCGCAGGTGGTGTCATTGCGGTTTTACTTATTACCGTTGTTGTTTTGCTAGTTGCGGGATGGATTGCTGAGAGTCTTTTGGGTAAACCAGAGTCATGGCTAGAGTACGGGCTCGATGATGATGATATGTAGCCTGGGCTGCCACTTTTTCTATGCAACACTTGACTTCTTTGTCACGAATTGGTAACATTGAACTATGAATAATGACGAAAGGACACAAATGTCTAAGAAACTCACAGTCGCGTACAGCGACGACTACCTGAACTGGCAACTTGGTTCGGGCGATGGCTCGCACCCTACAAAGCCTATACGGGCAAAGATTGCTACTGGACATCTTATAGACGAACTTGGCTTGGACAATGTGGAAATCATTGAACCTGAGTTCAGAGATGGGGACCGAGAGAAGATTGAATCTGTTCACGATACCGAGTATGTTGCTCAGGTGATAGACGATGGTATGTCTTGGGACTGGTCTGGCGAGAAGCCTGAGATGGGGCATACCGCTGCTCAGATGTTTTCTGGCACAGTACGCCTAGTTGAGAAGATGATTGCTGGTGAAACTCAGGTGGGCTTCAACCCTCAGGGCGCAAAGCATCACGCACAGTTTGACCACAGCGAAGGCTTCTGCGTATTCAATGACCACGCTTGGGCTGCCAAAGAGTTTGTGAAGAACGGACTCAAGGTTGTCTACATTGACTGGGATGTCAATGCGGGCGATGGAGTTCAGAATCTGCTTGCGGATACTGACATACCTACCTTTAGTATCCACGGGCACGGAATTTACCCTATTCACTCGAACACTTGGTCGAGGGGGGCTGGAGACAAAGAGAACTATGTCTACGCTGATGAAGAGCATCACTGGTACAACTACTGCTTACAGCGAGAACAAGGCGACGAGGCATTCAAGTGGGCTATTGACTTGATTGCTGAAAAGGTTGCCGAGTACAAACCTGATGTAATTCTGCTTGCTACTGGGGCAGATGGACACGAGGGCGAACACTGGGGTCTGAAGTACACATACGAGGGCTACCACTATGCCGCTGGTGTGATTGCGGACCTAGCCAACAAGTATTCTGATGGTCGTGTGCTCATTGGTGGTGCTGGTGGCTACCAACCATACACTCATACACCGAGAGTGTGGGCGAATGTGGTCAAAGACATCTATCAACAGACTCAAAAATCTGAGTAAGTGGTAGGATTGCGATGCGTGGGGGACCAAAAGTTCCTCACGCATTTCTTTTTGCATAGAAAATCAGATAACCCAGGCTGAAAAGGAGCACTCAATGGAGTTCTGGAGCATAGTAGTACTAATAACTGGTCTTCCCATCATCGTTTGGCTTGCTTATGCTGTTGATAGGCACTCAAACTGGGATGAAGACTATCCCGAAGATGAAGTAAAGCCACTTTTGGGTGTAGTCGCACCTAAAAATGATAAGAAAGAAGAAAAATAGATGCCAAGTTGGTTGATTAGAGTTCGAGACATCGTTTGGACCTCGGTATTTGCTGTTATCTTAGCAATTATTGCCGTTCTCACTGCGTTTTTGGTTCCAAATGACATTGGACTCATCGTTGGGGCTGGTTTTGCCTCAATTACGATGGCAATCCTCTCCCTGAGGGAGTAATTCGCCTCAAAAGCGATGCGGATTACCTGGGTGGCCAGTTTTTCTATGCAAAGTTGACTTTTTATAGAAAGCATGATGATTCCACCCGTAGCAAACACTACTTGCTTAGTTTCGCTCTCCGCGATACTCTTTTAGTAGACAAGATTTGACTCAACCGAGTCGTAAAAGAGAAAGATAAAAGACAAAATGGATAAAATCAAGAAAGCCAATCAGTCATTACCGACTGAAGTGGTCAGATTGTTCAATCAGATTATTGACCCAACCGATAGGGACAACCTGATTCGTAAATTACACAACGCTGGCTGGACACAGAGCAGTATTGCTCGTTCAATTGACCTGACCCGTGAGCGTGTGAGACAGATTTGTGTTATGGAGAATGACCCTATTGGGCAGACCGAGTTCACAATACCGATGCCACCATCACACGAGATAAAGGCAAAGCGTGAGTTCATTGAGCCTGACTCAAAGTCATTGGCTCGCTTGCTGGAACTACAGCCTATGGCTAAGCAAGTTCGTTCGCACGCTACTCGTTTCAGAGCAGAGGCAGAGGAATACACAGCCCTCATTGCTAAACTCCACGAGGTAGATGGTGTAACGCTATACCGACTGGCTCTTCGCTTGGGTGTAACTCATTCAGCGTTGAGATTTAGACTGGCTCGCTATGGATACAAGTTATCTGACAGCGGGGTTAGCAAGGTCTATCAACCCATCAACCCTAAGAACAGAGTTCGCTAGTAGTTCGCTGGTAGAGAACCCTCAGAGAAATCTGGGGGTTCTTCTCTTTAAATGTCACTGGTCTGTCGTAATGTATACCTATGGACAAATTGACAGAACGAATCTATACAGATTATAAAAACCAAATAAACCGAGATGGTATGACCCATTCGGTACACTACGAGATGAAGACTGCGTTGCTAAACAAAGTCTTGAAATCTATGTGGGACTCACACCAAAGGGCAATTCAAGATGGTTCTCCTGAGCGGATATTAAGTATTCTTCAAGCAAAGGTAGACGCGATGATTGCCATCATCACCGACCTGACAGTCGACTGCGTCGAGTTGTTTCTACAGGAGCCTCCTTACGAGGAGAGCGAGTAGTCTTCACCTGGGTTGCCGCTCTTTCCATACCCTATAATTGAGGCATGGCTAAATCTATAATGGAACTTCTGGCTGAACTGCCTGAAGACGAGCGTGCTTTAGCACTTGCGGGCATGGACCCTGAGACTCTTCTGTGGGACTGGTCCGTGTGGGGAAGACCTGAACAGCAAACTCCTCAGGGGGAATGGGCTGTCTGGATGTATCTGGGTGGTCGTGGTGCTGGTAAGACCCGTGCTGCTGCTGAGTGGGTTCGTGAAGAAGCCAAGTATACAAACACTGGACAGAGACGCTTTGCTTTGGTTGCTAGAACTGCTGCCGATGTGCGAGATGTCATCGTTGAAGGTGAGTCTGGGATTATGAATGTAAGTCCTCCTAGCGAGAGACCTCTTTACGAACCATCGAAGCGTCGCCTCACTTGGCCGAATGGAAATACTGCTACCTGCTTTACTGCCGATGAGCCTGACTCACTTCGTGGTCCTCAGTTCACTCACGCTTGGGGAGATGAGATTGCTGCTTGGCGTCAGACTCCTGATGCTGCTGGTATGACTGCGTTTGATAACTTGCGTGTTGGAACTCGTCTAGGTCAGAACCCTAAGATTATGGTTACCACTACACCTAAGCGTGTGCCTCTGCTCTACAAGTTGATTGAGGAAAGCAAGAACACTAATCGTGTAGTAATTACTCGCGGTTCTACTATGGATAACTCGGGTAACTTGTCTGGTGCTTACCTAGATGCCATCACGGGTGTATACGCTGGAACTCGTTTGGCTCAGCAAGAACTCTATGGTGAGATGCTCGATGCTGTCGAAGGTGCGTTGTGGACAGATGAGTTGATTGAGAAGAATAGAGAGAACGCTCTACCTTTCAATACACCTCTTCGTTGTATTGGCGTTGACCCGTCAGTAGCAGAGAACCCTAGAGATGAATGTGGGATTGTTGTAGTTGCCTCTACAGGTGAGCGTGATTTGTATAAGCGTCAGTCGTGGGTATTGGAAGACGCAAGTGTGCTTGGCTCTCCTGAAGTGTGGGCTAACAAAGTTGTAGCAATGGCTCGTAAGTGGGGTTGCCCTGTCATTGCTGAAGTAAACCAAGGTGGTGCGTTAGTGCGTAATGCTATCAACGCTATTGACCCGACTATCAAAGTCCTTGAGGTTCACTCTAAGTATGGAAAGCAACTGCGTGCTGAACCTGTAACCCTTGCTTACGAACAGGGTCGTGTTCATCATGTCGGATACCTTGCGGACCTTGAGTCTCAGATGCTTAGTTGGATACCGGGTGAGGGTAAGTCTCCTGACCGAGTAGACGCATTGGTTCACGCTCTTACGGCTCTGCTTATCAAGCCACCTGCTGGTTTTGTAGGCGGTAAGTTGACAGCCAAGTCAATGGCACATCGCCGAATCCCTGAAGCCAAGAGTGGCTTTCTTAGATTGAGATAAAAGAAATCCCCCTACCTTTCGATAGGGGGTCTTTCTTAGTTTCTCCAGATGGCGAGTTGTTCTTCATCTAGTTCTACTAGCCAACTAACGAACTGCTGATTACATAGAACTGCTGGTGAACGCTTCTCACGCATAAGCGTGATTGCTTCTGCTGGTGAATAGCCATCGCGAATCAACACGAGTGCCATCGTAATGCCACTGCGGTTGAGACCTGCTTGGCATCTAATCAGAACTTTCTTACCTGACTTCCAATCCGAGTGAGCCATCTTGACAATGTCAAGTAGGTCAATGGTTGGGTCGAAGTCAGACATCTGTCCATCGTAGAATCCAAAGCGTAGTTCTTTTACGAACCACTGAACTGGCTCAGCATCTGCGTAGAGAGTGTAGACAGAGTCAAACACTTCCTTGGTTATCTGGCGTGAGTTCTTTGGTGCGGAAGAGTGCCATTCGTCTGAAGCCCAGTGGTCTAGTGTTCCACCTTGCCATAGATTAGGTAGGGTCTCTGACCATAGGTCTCTAGGCATTACAGGGTGAACAGGTCTGGTCAACTCTTCAAGACTTAGTGCCTTGCGGACTGCGTTCTCATTTGTAGTTGTCATTTCTCATCACTCCTTTCAATTTGTCTTTTTGTAGTGATGTATCTATTATCTAGCATTGCTAGTAGATTGTCAAGTCCGATTTGGACTTTCTTTTTGTGTCTTAGGCTATGCGGACAGCCCTAATTACAATCTTAGTGCTTTCCGTCTGCTTTGTCAAGTATTATAACCTGTTTCACGGGTAATTTCTTCCCCGATACGGGCTTGCCGTGAACACGGGTGCTCCGGGGCTTTGACTATGCCTTCTAAACCTAAACTCTGCTATTGCTTATGCTTTATTTGTGGTTTATGACCTAAGTCTATCACCTAGACCCTAATAATGTCAAGTCTTATCGATAGTGGCGTGTTGTTAGGTGCTTTGCTATCGGAAAGGTCGATGCGGTCAACACTTTGGCTGACTGCTCTCACATTGGTGCTCTTGGAGCAGGTGTTGGTTGATGCCGACTCTTCGGCATTGGCTATTTAGGCTCGGCATCAGTGATGCTGTCCAGTTGGTTGTGCCTAGGCTGTAATCTCATCTACCTGCCTTTGGAGCCGCCTCTAGGCGGCTAGTAGATAAGTCTCTAGAGGCTGCTCTATAGGCTCACTATGTGTGTAGGAAGTGTCAACAGGCTTGTAGGAAGTGCTCATAAGTAGTTCATAAGTCTAACTATGTATAAGAAAGTATTTAATAAGTCAAAAGAGTCGCCAAAAAACCTCTCAGACGGCAAAAAAACGGCACTTTTTTCGGCATTTTTTAGGAAACAAATTCGAGAGACCTCAAATACAACGGTTCCCAACTCAGCCACCAAAGTCAAAAAACGATAATGTATCGAAATTCTCCGTCAGTAATAAGTATCTATCGCATAACACCGCTCCAGGATTTTTCTAAAAAATCGCTTCCAGTACAGATGCTAAAATAAATACATTATGGAAAACAGAGAATACGCTCGTGAAGTTCCCTTGTCCGACGACGAGGCTAGTTTTCTTAGGACCGTTGGTAAGAAGCAACGCTACTATAGAGCCAAGCAACTCTTCGACGCTGGTTGGACACTACAAGCAATAGGCAACGCGTTTGAGCCAATACAGAAACGCTCGACAGTCCAATACTGGACAGCGCAAGGCGACCAACGCCACGCAACCCTCAGACCAGTCCCATCTCCTTGGGGCGGGTTCGTCGACGCCCCTATGCCAAAACCCCCCAAGGGTTATCAGCCCAAGAAACCTAAGTCTCCAGGTATTCCGCAACCAACCCAAGAGCGTCTACGCTATCTAGCACCACTAGCCCGCTATTATAGAAGTGGTATGGCGTCGACATCCCTAAATGGTTCAGCCAACGAAGAGATGAACGAGATAGTTCAAGACTTATACAATAAGAATGTCAAGATTGCCGAGATTGCTCAAGCGTCAGGCGTTACCAGTAGAGCAATTGCTCGCAGATTAGGAAAATAACCAATGAGAATAGTTCACGATGTTTTCCCCTGCCACTTGAGTGTCGCTACCTCGGACTACTCAGATGATTTCACATCTATTAGGTCTAAGGGAAATCCAGACGAAGTCTTTTATCGCGACATCACTAGAGTTGTGTTAGTTGAAGACGAGCGAGGATTGACCATTTGGGTTGCTCAAGATGCCCCAG